GTTTTTCAATAATAGCTTTCATAAATTAGACGATAGTAAGAGTTTCTCCTGCTCCTACAGTAACAGTAACACCGCTATCTATAGTAATAGGACCAGCAGACATAGCGTTCTTGCCGTTAGTAATAGTATAGTCAGTAGTTACATTTTGCCCATTCTCGTAGAAAATTTCATCGCTCCCCCCTCCAGTCGCTCCAGCCGATATTCCTGTTAATGCAGATCCATCACCAGAAAATGCAGTTGCAGTTAACGTGCCATTTGATGAGTTAAATGCTAAATTTGATCCACTTTTAGGAGCTAAATTACCAGTTGCAGCAGTAGCAAACAAAGGGAAACAAGTAGTATCAGAAGATTCGTCAGCTACAGTTACAGTTGTTGCAATGGCAGCAGTACCAGAAGTATCTTGGCTTCCAGAAGTGTTTACACCAGGTAAGTTTATATTTGCTGTTCCATCAAACGATACCCCACCAATATTTCGTGCAGTTTCAAGAGCCGTTGCAGTTGCAGCATTTCCTGTGGTGTCTTGGTTTAGTGTTCCTACAACAAAATCTATAGTGCCATCGCCATCTTGGTACGTTACTGTTATGCCTGTCTCGGTATTACCCGTAAGCATACCTCCGACAATATCTTGAACTTGCTCATTGGTTAAAGTTGCGGTTATGTAACCAGCACCATTGGTAATCGCATTATTGTTCAAAGAAATATTAGCCGTACCATCAAACGAAACTCCTGCAATAGTTCTGGCAGTTTCCAAAGCTGTTGCTGTTGCTGCGTTTCCAGTTGTATCTTGGTTAAGAGTTGCTACTCTGGCTGCTGCAATAGTTCCAGATGCGATATTACTTCCATTCAAATTAGTAAGTGCAGATCCATTAAGTGCTGGTAAAGTAGACGGAAATCTTGCATCAGGTACAGTTCCTTCTCCTAAATCATTTGCATCTAATGAGGCATATTCAGCTTGACCTATTGCAGTCGAACCCGATCCAGAAATACTTTTTATCTTTAAATATTTATCAGCAGCAATTTGATTATCTGGAAAAATTAACGTGTAAGATTGCCCTGCACTATGAGCAGGTGAAGCTAATTTTATTCCATGACTTTGTGCAGAACAGTTTAGTTGTAATTTACCGTCATTACCTCCAGCACCTCTAACTTCAACAACACCAGTTCCATTTGGTTCGATTTTTACATTACCATTGCTAGTCGCTGTGGTTATTTTGCTTGATTGAACATCTAAATCACCTCCAAGTTGAGGAGAAGTATCTTCAACAACATTTGCAATAGCATTAGAAGCAATTCCATCAAGTTTTGTACCATCAGCAGCTACGTCACGACCATCAACTGTTCCTGATACTGCAATATTTCCTGTAACAGTAGCCCCACCCTCGGCTTCAAGTTCAGTTCCATTTATTAATTTAAATGCTGTGCTTGTGAATCTTGCTGTAATTACATTTGAACCAGCTTTTCTATGTGCAAATTCGATAATTCCATCTTCTGTACCAGAACTAGCATCACTAATTTTTCCTGTTATCTTTGCATAAACTTCTTTGCTACCATCGTCACTTTCGCCAGTAAATTTAAGTTGACCTAAATAATCTGAATCTGCTGGTGATGAGCTATTTCTGTAAAGCTCAAATTCTGGAGCAGCAGAACTACCAGTATCAGTAGAAGTAAGTGTTAAATTACCCGTTCCAGTTATATCTGAAGTAAAAGCTGGTGATATTTTTGAACCATCTATTGCTGCACTTGAATTTATATCAGCATTAACAATAGTATCGTTTGCTATTTTTGCAGATGTTACAACTCCGCTATCAATAGTAAACGTACCACCGTTACTACTTACTGTTATATCTCCTTTATCTCCATCAGAGATGCCTATAGGAACTACTGAACCACCATCATTTTTTGTAAAAAGTAAAGCTGTATCTGTTCTTATGGCTAATTCGCCAACAGAAAGATCAGATGTACTCGGATCACTACCAGAACCTCTTTTTAATTTAATTGTGTTTGCCATGAGCTTTTACCTCCTAGCTCTAATATGATCCACCGTCTATCGAGAAGCTAGACGCACTTTCATCTTCTAAAAATGTAACCACATCAGATAGTGCGACCTGTTTCATAGTTCCATTATCATTCAAAACTAC